TAAGAAAGTACTTCTTCCTTGTACAGAACATCGTACAAGGAAGTCTTATCTAAAGTACTTGGAAGTAGAGAACGAACTTTCTGGATTGCTTGAGAGAATCCCCGAGTCCGAAATTGCGGACTTTAAAGTGATCTCAAGTATTGTTTGGGGAGACTTGCTCGCGTCCCTTGATCGAAAGATTGCGGGGCATGAGTTAGTACCCAAGCACGGTCCAGGTGCTACTGCGGAGAAAGTTTCTGGTAATCAGAAATTCGCTCTTAAACAGTGGCACACACGTTTGCAGCCATACTTTCCATTTGACATGTATGGGGCACCTAGCCCCTATGTGTTGATGGATCGTTTGTTTGCAGATCGTGTTGAGTTCGTTGAGCCTGAGGCGGAGATGCCCGTTAGGGTTATCACCGTCCCTAAAACCCTTAAAACCCCTCGGATTATCGCGATTGAACCTGTATGTATGCAATACATACAGCAGTCCCTGCTTGAAGCAATGGTTCCTACCATTGAATCAGGTAAGGTTTCTGGCGGCCACGTAAATTTTCGTGACCAACAGATCAATCGTGATTTGTCTCAGAGTTCATCTTCTTGTGGTGACTTTGCCACAATGGACTTATCTGAGGCGAGTGACCGAGTACATAAGGACGTTGTGAGTTTAATGCTTCAGAGCGCGCCCCTTGTTAGGGACGCAATCATGGCATGTCGCTCTCAACGTGCGGAGTTGCCAGACGGACAAATAGTTCATCTGAGCAAGTTCGCGTCTATGGGCTCAGCTCTTTGTTTCCCGATTGAAAGTATGGTGTTCTTTACGCTGTGCATTCAATCTCGACTTAAAGAGCTCAGACTACGGCCTTCCATGCGCAACATTGTTAGAGTATCGCGCATGGTTTACGTCTACGGGGACGACTTAATTATCCCCGCAGATGAGGTGTCCTCTATTGCGGCTCACCTAAGCCTATTCGGGCTGAAAGTGAACATAAATAAGACTTTCGGAACAGGAAAGTTTCGAGAGTCTTGTGGAATGGATGCCTATGACGGCACCGACGTTACGCCGGTTTATGTCCGTCATAAGTGTCCTCGCAATAGGCAGGACGTTCCCGAGTTAGTATCCTTTGTCTCTCTCGCCAACCAACTCTATCACATAGGCTGGTGGGAGACTGCGAGACGTGTGCGCAAGGTGGTTGAGTCAATTCTTGGCTCATTGCCGAGCGTCACGGATACTGCTCCATGTTTAGGATGGCATAGCTTCAGATTTGGCTATACCATTGCTAAATGGGATCCCACTATCCAGTGCTTTAAAGTCAAAGCATGGGTAGTCAAGACCCTAGAGAAGGCTGATCTATTAGACGATTGGCCAGCTCTCATGAAGTACCATCTAAAGAGAGGGACACTCCCGATCTTTGGCCGACACTTGGAAC